AGCTAGTGAGATAGACCGAGCTCTTCTAAGGCTGAAGATAGCTTCCCCAACATAGTATTTCGAAATACCTAATTCAAAGATATTAACATCTTCGTCACTAACCAAACGGTTAACGGCGTCGACACTAAGTCTGAGAAGGGTATTCGCAACACTAATAACGGGTAGCGTCTCACGTCTTAGAGCTTGGTATAACTGGACATTCAAGCTTGGGAGGTGTTTAAGAGCCTGGTCATCCATAGATTTAACTATGGTGTCCCGGTTCTCAAATAACCTCTCAACATCCGAGACCGCTATCTTTAACTTCATCTCTTTGATAAAATCAACGAGGAGATTTAACATCTCGGGGGTCGAAATAAACTCCCATAAAGGAAAAGTTCTGTGGAAGTATTGATGAACAGAAACTCTTAATGAGTGTCCTGCATTAATACGGTCACAGGATATAGAGGACTCATCAGTAACCTTACTGATAAAGTTCCCTATATAGTGGTAAACCATATACAGTTTAATTATACGCTCTGCTTGCGCAGGTCGTTTAAAGAAGCTGAATGTGGCTCGGATCAAGTCTGGGTGCTCAGAGATAGGCAAGTTCCATCCGTGAGTAGCTTGGTTTCGAAGAAACTCATGAAGAAGTGAATACTTCTTCCAAGTCTCCAAGAAACCCCCGATACTAAAACCTGACACCTCAGTACCCGATATAACAATCCTTTTGGCAAACTCTAACATCTTTTCAGATACTAGAGTCTTTTCATCAGAAATTGGCATATCGAGCTGAGAGCATAAGATTTTATATTGGAGAGCCACTTCACGATTGGCTATAACTAAATCATCACCTAATAGACAATAATCAGGAAAATAACACCCAGGCTTTACAACCTTGGCGTTAATTGCTGATAATTGTACCATTACATGATGACTTAGAGCCATCGCGGCCCAAGAGGAGTATGCTCCCATCGGCTGTCCCGCCCGATAATAAATCGGATGGTCACAGTCTTTGTTCACAAAGGCTTCTCCCACTAGCAAGCGTTTCCATGCTAATGCATGATCCTTCCCAATCAAGTTAGTTAAAACACTAACCTGAAAGTCCACAGGCATTCTGTCTGTGGCTGCGGAAAGATCATAGCAATAGTATGGACCGGTAGAAGGTAAAGACGATTGAAAGTCATCCTGATTAAAGGTAAAATCAGACGGTATATTTCTCAATATACCCATTAAAGCATCATGAAGAGGCTTTAATGCTGTCTGAGTCCAATAATCGAGGATAGCGATCACTCGCGTTTTACCCTCCTTATCACTAAAGTAACTAAGCTTACGAGAATACTTTTCAGCCTTTGAGTGGATTAACCTCCATATATCCATCATCGAGTATCCTAAACCGGTAGTCTGGTAAGGCTTGGTCATAGCTACTTGAAGCGTTAAACCACCCAAAAGGATAATATCTTCCTTTTGTTTAGGTGTTATAGCGTCCAAGTCAGTTAAGGCCGAAGCCAAAGCAGGACCGTTAGGACCACTCTTTGTGGAGAAATGGAAATCTCTCCAACTCAAAGATTGAGGGTAAACCCCTAGAGTCTTACAGATCACATTTATTGTGTCCTCATCTTGAGGAATTCCTCTAGAAGGTGTCTCTATGGTATCGAGTTTTAGAATAGCCTTAAACTTAAAAGCTCTTCCAACATTTAACAATGTCAGAAGAACTCTTATAGTTTGGGGATTATCTAAATCCGACTTCCATAAGGACAACTCCTTCGGGAAACCTGAAGAGTCTAGTGCTACCGACTCAAGTTCATATAGTGGATTCCCACTAAGGTACCTTAAAACAGAAAGACGAAGAAATTTATATCTTCGAACAGTCTGTTCTAAGCCTTGGTGGTCCACATTATGTGAAAATGTGTCCAGGTAAGCTGTTACACGTGAACTATATACTTCGTACTGCTCACAATACAAGGTTAATACTATAGGGATTAACTTCCTTATCGTACTTAATCTAGTCATTGTAGCAACGATTATATAAGTTTCACGCAGTG